GGGCGAGTAACGCTATCGGTGGTTAAAAGATACTTGAGAGTGTGGGTCTCAAAACTATCGGAAAGTGACATGAGCTTCTCCTCAGATTGTCATTGAAAATGAGGAGACACTTACACTATCTCCTACGACTAGATTGATATTGGAAAGGGTGAGGTCGCCACCACCACCCGTTCCTGAGACAGTGCCTGAGAACACTTCATTCCCCGCCTTGTCGAAAACTTTAAAAGTAGAAGCCAACCCTGTGTTGATAGAATTATCTCTAGTCACGGGGTTGGCTAAAACTGTCCCCGCGTTGGCAGAACCAAATGCAGGGTTTGATAAAGGCAATATACCCAATTCATTGTTGCTGGCGTCGAATATCTGAATATTCGCAGTGCCGCTGCCTACGTCGATTAGATCGACTATTGCATCTAGTGCGGCGTTCTTTGCAACTGTTGCGAGAGTAATAGCCATTGCCTAAATCAGCTTTTTATTAGGCTAAGTTATACTGAGCCGTAAACAGCGCTTCGGGGCGTAGAATTTTACGACCGTATAGGTTGAGTCCACGCACGATGTCACGGAAGGTCGATGGTGAGCGGAAAGTCTCAACTTTGTTGATCTGTTGAGCCATTGCTGCTGAACTTGAGTGACCTGCCAATACAACACCGAAGTTTTCGCGAGACCCTGCTGCTGCTGTTGTTCCACCACCTGTTCCAAAGAAAGGTAGGTTGTTTGAAACGTAGATCGTCATGCCGCGAATTTGCTGTGGCATACGACCATTTCGAAGTTCATCACCACCACCGAAATCGGCGTTAATGAGTTTTGATGAGGAATCCATCAACACTTCTTTAAACACGGGGTCGATTACCATCCAACGCCCATCACTATCGACGTTAGCCTCATCCATCTTACGCATAATACGGTTCATGATAGCGAGAGGGCTTGTGATAGCACCTGTACCACCATCCGCTGCGATTGGGATAGATGTCGTTGCGAGCGTATCAGCATCTGTTGTACCTGACAGGTTTGTCCCGCCGAAGTCTACTATCGAAAGCTTATTTCCAGAAAGTAGCTCATCTGAACCTGCTGACGTGTCTGCTTTAGTACCATTAACAGTACTATTTACAATCCACGCAGTATCAGCAGCGTTACGTGCATAACCAGACATGTACCCCATAACCTCGCGGTCAAGAGAGTCACGCAGTTTGTAACCTGCGCGGTCGGAAGCGAGGTCAAGCCAATTTACATGTGAGAGGCTGGACTCAAGATCGTCCAAACCAAAAGCGAAATAATTACTTTTGTCTATAACCATACTAAATTCTGTATCGGTTATATCCTGCTCATCTACTTTAGTACCCCGTTCGTATGCAGTGATTGTGATATCTGGCTCTTTGATCACCTTGATCGTATCACCGAAGTTACTAATTTCTCCCCAATAGTCAGTATTTACGATATCTTCGACTGTAGAACTCTTGCGAAAGGCAAGTTGTACAGCTTTTGAGAAGATAGTTGGGGAGAAGTTACCTGAGTTGAGGTTGGTGTAGTTAGCACCCGTATAAGATGTGGCGGCAAGCGCCTTTGCATATGCCATTTTAAAAGACTCCTATATGGCAAGTGGGCCAGAAGTTCGTAAAAGTGGCGCTTCGATCACACGGGTAGCCCATACGGGGGCCGTGCAAGCGGTAGACTTTTCTTCTGAATTTTTTGATGAAGGGAAGGTAAAAGGGTGGACCTTAATTAGGTGGCCTTAATTACCTATTATTATAGCACATTTTGTGCCAAAAGTAAACTATCTAGCTGCGCCAGAAAGATCGTAGACGATCTCGCCTCTGCGCTGTTGCTCTTGGATAGCTTCCTTATGTTTTTCAAATTCCGCATCGCTCATTGCTGCAATCTGGGACTCTGAAAAATTAGTACCGCCCCGTGTGGGTGGAGCAGAATTAGTTGTGCGTGTGACCGCCTGTGCGGCGGTTTTGGTTGCATTCTTTTTGGCTGTGCGAATACCCATGTCAGACTTGTACAGGTCAAGACTTCGGGCCGCTGCCATTGCATCTGTTGTATTTTTATACAGACTATCTTGAATATTCTGTGGTTGTGATGCCACCCAATCATGAAACTTTGGATCTTGTCG